TGATAGACTGACATTGCGTCAACCTCACCCTCTGTTATGGTTACAAATTTTCCGCCATTAAATAATTGCTGACCGAACAATCCAGAATTGGATGTCGAACCTAGTATTGAGAACTGTTTGTCTTTAACATATCTAGTCTTTGTTGCTATCATCTGACCTGTCTCGTCATAGTATGGATAGATATGTTTTGCTATTTGATTGTTACCATTGTAAGTAACCTTCACTCCATACTTTTTACAAGTCTCACTATTGATTGCTCTATCTGCTATCGAAGATACAGAACCTTGATGATAACTTAAGTCTGTTATTTTTTCTGCTGTCTGCATGTCGCCCCTTTGTTGTTGTTGATTTACCCCTGTCTCATTTGGAAAGAAGGTGGTGCAAGAAAAACAATAGCTACTGCCATCATCATTAATACTTCTTGCATCACTACTTCCACAAGTAGAACAGGGGACATGATACTGTACAAATTTAGATTTGTCTTCGTTCATATGTCGCCCCCTGTTTTAGTTATTTAGAATTCCTCGTTGTTACCTTCTGCAACAAACCCGCCATCTGAGACATCAAAGTCTTCACCATATGGCACGAGGTCAATTACTTGTACTGCTTGTAAGTCCAAGCTTGTACCAGATTTACCTGCAAATGTCCAGTCAAAAGGTTTGTATAAAACTTTAACCTTTGAACCATTACCTACTAGTACATCAATAGGATGTTTTGCAGAGTCCACTAGTCTTGGCATAGGATTTTTAGTCCCATCCGCCCTAGCAACTTTTCTTTTGAACTTGATAATAGAACCTCTATCATCTTGTTTTACTGACACACCCTTACCCTTGAACTCCTCGGCAGTCTTGTCATCAACTGCTAAATCAATTTGATATACTGGGTCGAATGTTGTATTAGGTCTAGTCACACTAGCCCAATATGCTTTTCCTTCAACTGTTGGCATATATACCTCCTATGTTATTATTGAAGATTGTATTATAGCACGAAACTAAAACAAAGTCAAGTGCTAATAATAATTTATTTAGTTTAATTTTAAACATGTCATTACTCTATTAAATATTTATTAATATTATTATTAATATTATAATAATAACTATTATAATCTTTAACATAGTTAATTATTTTATTTAAATTAAACATATTATATCATACAATTGTGTCATAAGCAAGGCAAAAATAAATTTATTTTATACCTGCGACATTTTATTTGATAAATATTCGGCACGACTAGGTGTCTGTTTAGCCCACCTGCTATCCAACATTTCTAAACTCGCCCCTTTAAAATTTAGTTTAGCTATGTTCTCAAACATTTTTCTGAACTTACCTACACCTGCCTTACCTAATTGGAAACACATGTTACAAAATATAGATATGACTTTCATCTTCCTGTCTATATCTAGTAATTGAAAGTCTGTGTTTGTCAATCTTTCTTTCACTAAAGAATTTGCATTGTCCCATGCTAAATCAAAATCTTTATCGAAAACTTCTTGCAACTCTTCTTTACTGTAAGCAACTCCCTTCTCAAAATGGTCGGTGTCTTTTACGAGGTGACCCCAACCTATAGTAGCAAATCCTAATGAATCACTATATATAGTATCTCTGAACCCTTCGTGTTCTTGTATTTCTTTTTTTACTTGGTCTATCTCTTTAAACATTGTCATAAAACTCCTTTCGAAATATTTCTTTGATAGGTATTAGTACGCATTTACTCGCCTTATTGTCGCCCACATTTTTTGTCAACTTATCTTTGTAACTATCAACAATCTTTTTTAGAATGTCTGTTTTAAAAACAAGTGTACAAAATTCTTTTTTCTTTAACTCTAATCTATGAAACCAATAGTCACTTGTTGTTGCATAGATACCGCTTGGTTTCCCTCGATACTCATACTCAATGGCTATGTTTCCTGTCCTCTGCCACCAATCTCTCTCTGACTTGACTTCTATCTGACATTTAGAAAACATTTCTTTTACTTTTTGTTCTCGTATCTGTCCATACTTTAAATCAATATCAAACTTTTTATTCCCTGCCATTTAGATAACCCCTTTCAGTTATGTATAAAATTGTTCTTCTTAGTTTGATTGCGTAATCTTTATCTGCTGAATAGTTATATAACATTTCAGTTAATAAAAATATATCGTACTCATCAACTACCCACATGTCATACATCTTATCTCTGAACTCTGAATAACTTCTATGACTTAACAAAGTTTCTATGTAGTGAACAACTGATAAACATTTAGTAGGATAAACTTTTAATCCAAAGTTTGCTTCTAAATTTCCTAATGGTTTGATATGCGGTTCAGTTAAATCATACTCACGCATACCATATAAATTGTTTCCTTCTAATGCAAACCTTGACCTACCCCAGTCACTCTCTAATGAAGCTTGACCTACAATTATTTCTATAGGTATTCTATCTTTAGAAGGTAAGTCTGCATTATAAAACAACGCACAATTTTTTACTCCCTTTATAAACTCTTCGTTATTATTATATTCAAAGTCATCTTGAAAATTAAAAGATGACTGACATAAAATTAATAAACCTGCACAAATATTTTTTATCATATTAAATTAAATTAAATGTTCCTGTTATTATAAAACTCCACACCACCAATACTAATATTAATCCTAAAATTTTTATCATACTACTAACCTTCTATTATACCATATTTTTTATTTGATTGCAAGGAAATAATTATTTATTTATTATCCTCGTAAGTCGTTGATTTTGTTGACTTTATTACCTCTTTAATTATAGTAATTGTCGGGTCAAAGTCTCCTTTACTACAACTTAATAGACTAAGGGATAATACGACTGATAGGATTATTACTTTCAACATATGATATAGTCTCTCCTTTCTCAACTACTTCATATTCTAACCAACCATTAGCTTCATCTACACCCTTCATAAAAAAAGCTTTCTGTGTTTCGTTCTCAAAGATATAAGTTTTAATTGTATATCCTTCCTCTGCTTTTTCTATTCCTTTAACAACCTCAGTACCCCACTTGATAGTTACCTCTGGTTTATATTCTATTGTTACTTCTTCACTCATCTACACTACCTCCTGTTTCTTTTTTAACTCTACTAACTAAGTCTTTATCATCCTCACCAAACAATCCTTCATCCACATCCTCATCTAATAAGTTATGGATGTCTGAACCTTTGACAAAAATTTCTGTACCTTCATAGCCCGAAGTTATCCAATGCTTATCATCATCTTCTAACTTTTTCTTTTTGTTTTCAATCACCTTAGATTTAAACTTAGGTGTCCTTAACTCTTTAGCTATAGGATTTTTTAGTTTCATATTAGTTCCTCCATTCTAATAAATCTTTAGTTTCTTTTTTAGTTAATCTTGGATAGCCCCATCTAGTTTTAGGTTTTACTTTGTCCCAATTATTTAAAACTAAATCTTTAAATACATGGTCAAGTACTGCATACAAATTACCTCGCCATTGTTGAGGATTATTTCCATCATCATCACACACCCAAAGTACTAATGTTGAACCAGTACCATTGTGATTAATTCCTATGTCTTCTAGTTTCATTTACTGCTCCTTGTTATATGTTTGTAATCAAGATAACCCGAACACCACTCATAAAAATCGTAGTCATCAGTACTCCAACACTCTGCAAATACTGGGTCATCTTTTCTCATTTGATTATATTCTTGTCTTGCTTCTTGTTTTGTTTTCATTTGTACTCCTATTGTTTAAAAGGTAATGTATCACCATTGACATACACTCTAGCTTTTCTAAGTATATCAAACTCAAATGGTTCAACCTCTTGCATACCATCAAATCTTACAAGTGACATACCATCTGTTGTCCAATACATATGCGGTGACATATCATCCCTACTCTTCTTTGTAAAGTTTTGTAAAAAGAATTGTGATAATATTTTATGGTCATCACCATTACCTTTGTATTTCATATCATCAATATTTTTATCTGAAAAAATATAATGATATGTATTCTCATCCTCACCATACCTCTTAAAGAATTCACATAACCAATACTTTAAAGGTTTAGGTTTCTTGGGTTTGAATTTTATAATGTTATCTTTACTCTGCCCCATTTTGTTTAGCCCTTTCATCTTCTAGTTCAGTTAGAAAATCATCAATGGGTTGTGAAACATCATCATCCATATCAGATATGTTTTCATAAGTTCCATTGTCCCATTTGATATTGATAGTCCAACTTATTATCTTATTTCTTTTTGGTTTCTCGTTCATCCCATAACTCCATTAGTGTTTCGTTATATTCTAAATCATAATCTCTTATGATATCACTACATCTATTAGAAAGATAGTCATACTTTTCTGTTGATGATAATTTATTTACACCAATAGACTTTGTATCTTTCAATGTCTGTCGTAATCTTTCTATATATTTATCTGCGTTTATTAAACTCATTGTACCTCCTATATACAATCACATATTGTATTAATTAATGCTAGTGCAAATATATAAGTCATATATCCTCCTAATGTACCACCTAAAATAATATTTGTCAAGCCCCAACTTTTAATAAGTTCTTTAAATTTTTTCATTAGTGTGTTCGATACACTCCTCGCTTACCTACTCCTCCAACATAACCGAAGTCATAATCTA